CGAGCCCGTCAAAGCTCGCCACCTGGTGTAGTACGACAGTATTACGCCAATTCTGGGAGGGCATCCGGGTCACTGAGAATCTTCGGATTTTCAGTGACCGGGATGTTAGCTGAGAAGCTAGCATCCCATAAACGGATCCTGCCGGGCACAGTCATGGTTCATTAGACTGTGAAGAGTAGTCATGTGATCACGAACAGACATCGCGATTGACATCCGCGATGATCACATGACACTCCAGGTCCCGGGTACGCAGGTGTGGTTGGAGCAAGCTCTGCCCCTTCCATCCCCATGGTGAGTGAACTCCACCCACCATAAGCGGCCCTCTCAGAATCTTCATGATCCGTCCATCTAGTAGCAAGGGTTGTCATGGTACTGAAGAACGGGCAGTCTCTTTCATTTGATCAAAACTTCAAATGGAAGAGTACCCCTTTTCAGTCCAACTGGTTCGTAAAGAATCAGAGAATCCTCTCTGATTTCACCCTGATCTCGTTCAACCATGGGCGAGGTCCTTACGGACCGAATGACGAGGGCGGGCTCTTCTATCTCAAGAAGAACTCGTACTCGGTCAAGGCAGCAGCGTACAAGAAGTCGACGTTTGACGGACTCGCGTTCGTCAATAAGCCGGCATCCTACACGCTCCTGACAAAGCAGACCGCGTCAACCGAGAGCCAAATGAACACTTTTGGCACTACGGCAATTGCGCGATCTGCCCCGACCAACCCTGCCTTCCAAGGAGCCACCTTTCTAGGTGAACTCCGAGAAGGCGCGCCTAGAGCAATCGGTTCCGGACTACTCAAGTCCAAAGCTCGTGACCTCCGTAAGGTAGGTGACGAGTACCTGAACGTCGAGTTCGGGTGGGAACCGTTTCGGAACGATGTGATCAAGTTTTGTTATGCTGTGAAGAACTCTCACAAGATTCTTCAACAGTATCTCAAAGCCTCTGACACAAAGATCCGAAGGCGCTACTACGGACCAAGAAACGAGCAAACTAATGCTATTGCGTTCAGCAATGGCATTGTTTCGCCTTCTGAGGCGAACACGTTTGCTCCGGGTTACCTGACCGATTACAAGCTCCCTCAGAGCTGGTTTTCGGGAGCTTTCCGTTACCATATCCCTATGGGAAATGGTATGGCGGATCGCTTTCACAGGTACGAGTCGGAAGCCAACCGGCTTCTCGGCACGCGGATCACACCAGAAGTGGTGTGGAATCTGACCCCTTGGTCATGGGCCGTCGATTGGTTCTCTGACACAGGAGATGTTATCCATAACATCTCCGTGTTAGGTTCCGACGGCTTGGTGTTGCAATATGGGTACGCGATGAACAAGACCCTTCACAGGTTCTCGATCATCGGAACGTTACCCAATGGCAATGCCACATCCTACTCCTTCGAGGAGAAGGAACTGTGGCGTCGTCCTGCAACACCGTACGGATTCGGCATTGACTTGCATGCCCTGTCAAGCAAGCAAGTCGCTGTCATGGCAGCTTTGGGCTTGTCCCGGAGCTAGGCTCTAACAAACCGGTTAGGGTCTGTCGGAGTGGCCAACTCCAGCAACACGCAGAAAGCGGTGCCATGTCATTTGCCGATCCTCAGTCCGTGACGATCAATGCGATTGCTAACACTCTACCGAGGGTTAGCACCGACGGCCGAACTGGAATCTTCCAGAAGGACGACGGGACCGTCCAGCTGACCGTTTCCCATATCATTGGGAAGCGAAACAGAAGGACGATCCGCCTTGATCACAAGAAGATCGCCGCTGACCCGTTGACCGCGGAGAACACGTACTACTCGATGAGTACATACATCGTTGTAGACGTGCCTCCTGTCGGTTACACGGTTGCAGAGGCGAAGCAGGTTGTGGATGGCCTCACGGCCTATCTCACAGCCTCTTCTGGTGCGCGGGTCACCCAACTCCTGGGTGGCGAGAACTAGACGAGAACGAAGTCTAGATCTCATTCTGAACACGTTGACGACACTGACACCGGGTACTCGTCAGAGTACCCGGTTAGGTGTTTTCAGCGTTCTCAGATCCGCAATCGGACTGACGGCAAGGGCTTGGCTGAGGATTCGACTACCTCTGTTAGGAGGGACGAATGAAAAGCCTGACCCTGCTTTGGCGTGAGGTGGCCAACGAATTGGCCGCCTGGTGTTGTACTAGCACCACTCTCGACTTTAAAACCGTCGAGAGTCGAGTCAAACACGAAGGGTTATCGTTTCTGACGATAACCTTGCCTACCTTTGGAAAAGACTTCGAGAAAAGTCTTGACCAGGGGAAGGTAGATCGCTGCCTCTTCCAAGGTTTCTCATGGAAGGGTGGTCTCCCTCAATTTCTTGGGGGTTTCCTCGATCGTGTGTTTGACCGCGGTACTGGTCGCTTGGTCGATGAACCTTGCATCGATTCCATCTTCGCCATTCGTCAGTTGACACTGATGTTTGGCAAGATGCTGTTACCCTGCAGTGATGCGAGGGTAGCAGCCGCGATGAAAGGTTACATCGACTGTGAGCAGGAAGTCCGAAGAGCAGATAAACGTACTACGTCTGAAGACTGTGAGGCCTTTAGACGTATGTCTGCTCTCTTGTTTAGGGATGTTTTCACCAAAGTGGATAGTGATATCTACAATGGCGATATACTCCCTAAGCATGGTCCAGGGTCAACCGCTGAACGTATTTCTGGAAACAGCAAATACAGTCAGTCGGTTTGGCCGGATAGGCTGGAAAGCATTTTCAACTTCGTTGATTATGCTTTGCCTAATCCTAGGCATCATCGCCTTCTGGATCGTGTGGACTTCCTCGAGCCTGGATCCGAAACACCCGTGAGGGTCATTTCGGTTCCTAAGACGCTCTCAACGCCTCGAATTATCGCCATCGAACCTGTTGCTATGCAGTACATGCAACAAGGTCTGATGGAGAAATTCGTTGACTATCTCGAACAGGATCATCTTGTTCGAGATATGATCGGGTTCACTGACCAGGTCCCTAACCAGGATCTTGCCAGGAAAGGTTCCCATAGTGGGGATCTTGCTACGCTGGATCTCAGCGAAGCGTCCGATCGCGTTTCGAATCAGCATGTACGGGAGATGTTGCACAACTGGACCTGGTTGAACCAGGCGGTTGATGCGACTCGCTCCCGGAAGGCTGATGTACCTGGCTTTGGCGTGATACGCCTCGCTAAGTACGCGTCGATGGGCTCTGCGCTCTGCTTCCCAATGGAGGCGATGGTATTCCTTACCATCATCTTCTTGGGACTCCAAGCAGAGCACAAGCGCCAGTTCACCCGCAAAGATGTACAATCCTTTGCGGGCAGGGTGCGCGTCTACGGCGATGACCTCGTCATCCCCGTAGATCACGTACGTTCCGTTGTCGAGGCACTTGAAACTTTTGGGTTTCAAGTGAACCAAGGCAAGAGCTTTTGGAATGGGAAATTCCGAGAGTCTTGCGGTAAGGAGTACTACGACAGTCACGACGTCTCCATCGTGAGATGTCGTCGTAGTTTCCCTACCCAACGGAGTGACGTTCTGGAGATTATTTCGTTCATCAACCTGAGAAACCGTTTGTACGAACACGGTCTCTGGATGACGGCGAAATGGATGGATGAACGGATTCGCGAAGATCTCCGTAAGGTGATCAAGGCTTATCCCACCGTCCTTCCTACATCTCCCGCGCTTGGTCGAATTTCCCACCTCTCCTTAGTTGACTCTGAGGTCAAGTGGGATCCGAAGCTACACATCCCCCTGGTTAGGGGACTAGTAGTTTCGGCCATTAAGCCAAGAGATTGGCTTAATGGGGAGTTCGCCTTGCTCAAGTGGTTCCTTAAACGCGGCGACGAGCCATTCGCCGACAGGGATCATCTAGAACGTCATGGACGCCCTGATGCCGTCGACATCAAGCTCAGGTGGGTCTCACCTTTCTAGTGGAGTACTAGAAAGGCACGACCTAGTGGCCCTGGCAGATTGACATCTGCTAGGGGGGGCCGGCCGAGCCGGCCCCTGTGAGGGGACTCGATGTTCCCCTTTGTGGACTCTAGTCCACAGGGGGATGCATTGGCTGTGCATCCC